ATAGCGAAGATCAGATTGTGGTGGTGGCAACTAAAGGACAAACAGCCGACGAAGTTACGGCAAAGGCTGCCGTAATGGCTATAGCCTTAGGATAGGATAAATAAAATATGGCAACACCTTCAACAAAAACAGAATTAAAATCTTGGTGCAAAAGAAAACTAGGCTATCCTGTTATAGACATCAATGTAGATGATGATCAGGTAGATGATCGAGTAGATGAAGCATTACAGTTTTTTGGACAGTTTATGGAAAATGGTATGCAAAGAATTTACCTCAAGCATAAACTAACAACTGATGATGTAAATAGAGCGGATACTAATACAAAAGAAATAGCTACAGCCCAAGGAACTTCCGCGGCTGAAATTGCAACAACGACATTAAATATTGAGGCAGCTAGTAGTGGTACTAGTTTGCAGCTTGTCGATGGAACAAGTTTTCCTACGACAGGAGTTGTAACTGTTAATGCTGTAGATATAACTTATACAGCAAAAACAGCTGTTAGTGGAACTATAGTTGATCTAACAGTTGCAAGTTTATCAGTTACGCATCCAATAGCCTCTACCGTAATACTTAAAGTTTCAAGTGAGTGGGGTATTACACAGGCATATATACCGATGCCTGAGCATATTCTTTCAGTAATGAGAATACTTCCATTTACTGATAGAGGTAATTTGAATATGTTTGATATTCGATATCAGTTGAGATTGAATGATCTCTATGACTTTTCAGATATTTCAGTTATACATTATCAGATGACAATGTGGCAACTTGATCTGTTAGATATGTTATTAGTAGGAGAGAAACCAATACAGTATAATGTGAGCCAAAATCGCTTGTATGTTAATATGGATTGGGGAAGTGATTTGACTGTAGGAGAATATATCATTATGGAGTGTTATAGAAAATTAGATGCATCACAATATTCAGATATCTATAATGATTTTTGGTTGAAACGATATGCTACAGCACTTATAAAAAGACAATGGGGAGAGAACCTTATCAAATTTCAAGGTGTTACATTGTTAGGTGGTGTGAGTATGAATGGAGAAACTATCTACAATGAAGCTAAAGAAGAAATTACAAATCTAGAAGAACAAGGTAGATTGATTTATGAAGAACCTTTGATGTTTGATATTGGATAAAATAAATGACTACTAATGTACATTTTTCTAAAGGTACTATAAGCGAACAATACCTATATGAAGATTTAGTTATAGAAGCTATAGGAATTTATGGCCATGATGTGTATTATTTGCCGAGAGAATTAGTAAATGAAGATGAACTGTTTGGTGAAGATCCACTTTCTAAATTTGATGAAGCTTATGGTATTGAAATGTGGATGGAAACTCAAGAAGGATATGAGGGAGCAAAAGAACTCGTAACACGTTTTGGTTTAGATATTCAAAATGAAACGAGTTTTACAGTTTCAAGGAGACGTTGGGATGATGTAGTTAGTAGGTCTACTAATCTTATTACATCATTACGACCAAATGAAGGAGACTTAATTTATTTTCCAACTGTTAAAAAAATCTGGGAGATAAGTTTTGTTGACCATGATGATCCTTTTTATCAAGTAAATAATCTACCAGTATATAAATTATACTGTAGACAGTGGGAGTACTCCAGTGAAGAACTTGATACCGGTATTGCAGCTATTGATGCTATTGAGGCTAAATATTCTGTTGACTTATTAGAATGGACTTTTTCTGGAGAAATTCCAGTTGGATCTTTCATCAACGAAAAGGTTGCTTTTGAGTGGGGAACAATATATGAATTTGGTGATGGAGATATTTTACTTGAAGATGGTACATCTAACCCAACTTCATCAGAAGGCTTGTTACTTATGCAAAATGAAGATGGCTTCAAAGATATTATACTGGAAGATTCCAATGCCTACAATACTTGGTTTCTTATTCAAGAAGCATATAACTTACTGACACAAGCGCCTCAATCAGATAACGAATTTTTAGATACAGAAGCAGCGTCTATACTAGATTTCACCGAGGTAAATCCATTTGGTGAACCATCAGACGATGCATAGGAGATAATATACGATGTTAGGACAAACTTTTTATAACGAATCATTAAGAAAAACTGTAATAGCTTTTGGTTCTTTGTTTAATGATATTTACATTACAAGGAAAGATTCTACAGGGACGCCCATACAAACACTAAAGGTACCCTTGGCGTATGGACCAAAACAAAAGTTTATCATACGATTAGAAGCTGATCCCGGATTAGATAGATCAATAGCAATTACATTACCGAGATTGGGTTTTGAAATTTCTGGTCTAGAGTATGATCCGTCTAGAAAATTGAATCGTATTATTAAACGACGTAAGGTTTCAACTACTGAAGATAAGAAATTGAAACAAATGCAGTCACAATATACTCCAGTACCATACAATTTGAATTTTGGAATTTTGAATTGTTTTGTATGGCAAAGAATAGTGATGATGGTATTCAAATAGTAGAACAGATTGTTCCTTTCTTTCAACCTGAATATACGATATCACTTAAAGAAGTTCCTGAAATGGATGTAGTCCGAGATGTACCTATGGTGTTGAACAGCACCAATTATGAGGATAATTATACAGGAGATTTTACAGAACGTCGAGCTATAATCTATACGTTTAATTTCACAGCAAAAGCTTATGTTTATGGACCAGTTTCTACAGCCAAGCCAATTACAACGGCTGAAGTTAAGACATACAGCGACTTACAAGATCAGGCACCAACAAGAGTACAGAAGATAGTTACTACAGTAACTTCTGGACCTGATGCAGATGATAACTTTGGTTTTAATGAAACAGTTAGTGAGTGGACATGAGTAATTTTGATACAAAAATTAGTGATGCATTAGGAATAGCTCAAAATATTAAACAAGAGGTTTTAGATCCTAAACCTCTTGTGCCTCGTCCTGTGGGTGACTATGAGGATGCTGATGCAGACTACAAGTATAGTCGTGAAAACTTCTACAACCTCGTAGAGAGAGGCCAAGACGCTGTTACAGGCATACTTGAATTAGCTAAAGAGAGTGAACATCCAAGAACGTATGAAGTTGCAGGACAACTGATTAAGGTTGTTGCTGAAGTTGCAGAAAAGTTAGCGGACCTTCAAGAGAAGATGAAAAAACTTAAAGAAGTTCCAGACCATGCACCTAAAAATGTTACTAATGCATTATTTGTTGGTTCAACCAAAGAGTTGCAGGCTCTCTTGAATGACAAAAAAACACATACTCAAATCGAAAATCAAACACAAGAATAGTTTTTATATAGATGTGAATGACTTGGCTATTATTCCAACAAGAGAAACGAATAAAGATATTCTTTTAACTTTAGAGATGATAAATCCTATAGAAGTTGAGCCTATAGAAGGTTCAAGACGAGCGGGTGTTGGTGGTACACCCTATCGAGGTGGGTGTGAAGGAAAAAAATATACGGTGCACAAAGGAAATTCAAGAATAAAAGCTGCAAGACAATTGGGGTTTACTCATATAGAAAGTATATACAGAAATGACTGACTTTACACATTATAAAGGTAATCCAAATCTAAAGGCAGCAGCGGTGCGCCATTCTTATACTGAAGATCAGATTAAAGAGTTTGTCAAATGCTCCAAAGATCCTGCATATTTTATACAGAAGTATGTCCAGATTGTGAGTATTGATGAAGGCTTGATTCCTTTTAAGCTTTATGATTTTCAGGAAACAATGATTGATACTTTCCATGCTGAAAGATTTTCAATCTGCAAACTTCCAAGACAGTCTGGCAAATCAACAACGATTATATCTTATCTGATTTATTATGTAATCTTTAATGAAACAGTAAACGTAGCTATCCTAGCCAACAAGGCAGCTACAGCAAGAGATTTGTTAGGAAGATTTCAATTAGCCTACGAACATTTACCGGGTTGGTTACAACAAGGAGTTATGAATTGGAACAAAGGTTCATTGGAGTTAGAAAATGGTTCTAAAATTTTGGCGGCGAGTACGTCCGCATCTGCGGTTCGTGGGGGTTCATATAATATTATTTTTCTTGATGAGTTTGCTTTTGTTCCCTCCAATATAGCAGAACAATTTTTTAGTTCTGTCTATCCTACAATTACTGCAGGACAAACATCGAAGGTTATTATTGTATCTACACCACACGGCATGAATATGTTTTATAAGATGTGGACGGATGCA